TTACAACGGTGCTAGACAAATTGCATCTAGTTCAGGGGTTATTGCTACCAATACATGGTATCATTTTGCATTTGTTCGCAATGGTGCTACCATCACTGCATATATCAATGGCACAGGTGTAGGATCGACTACTACATCTACAAACAGCAACTTCACTGCATCTGGATTCTTTATTGGTAGTTTAGATAATACACAAGAATATATGCCTGGCTATATCAGCAACTTGCGTTTAGTTGTTGGCACAGCAGTATATACTAGTAACTTTACGCCCCCGACTGCCCCATTAACTGCAATTGCCAATACCACATTGTTGACTTGTCAAGGCAATGCCATTGTTGATGCAAGTTCTAATGCACTTACATTAACACCCACTGGTAACGTCAAAGTTGTCAACAACACTTATCCGTTTACTGTACCAACGGCAACAGTTTCAAATTTATCTAAACTTAGCGCAACTTACTTTAGTGGTACAGCAGATTATTTGACAGCAGCCCCGGGTAGTCAATTTGCGTTTGGCACCAGCAACTACACAGTTGAAATGTGGGTATATCCCACAGTGGCAGGCAAGACCATGTGTTTGTTTGACACACGAGCAGTTGGAACATCGGCTAGCGGAGTAGCTTTGGCAATTAACTCATCAAATCAGCCCTATGTTTATGTCAACGCCACTACATTGTTCACGTCAACTACTGTAATCGCATTGAACAGCTGGACTCATATTGCAATGGTCAAGGTCAGTGGAACAATCTATCTGTATATGAACGGCACACAGGTTGGGTCAGCAGCAAGTGCAACATCTTGTACTGATACATACTGTACCATTGCCAGTACTGTTGACTATAGAGATGCAACCACTACCCTTAAATTTGCAGGATATCTAAGTGATGTTCGTGTAGTCAATGGTACTGCACTATATACAGCAACTTTTGCGCCCACTTATCAACCACTGACCGCAGTGGCAAACACCAGCTTGTTGACACTACAGAACAACGGTGGCGCTACCAACGGTGGCTTTGCAGACAACAGTGAATTCAACAACATCATAACTCGTGCAGGCACAACTGCACAGGGCACATTCAGTCCCTACAGTCAAATGGGCTGGAGCAACTTGTTCAACGGCAGCACTGATTATCTAACTGTGCCAACTGGAGCATTTGTATTTGGTACAAATAACTTTACAGTAGAATGCTGGGTCTACACATCGGCATATGGCACAGGTCAAATTGCAATTGACAATTGGTTAAACGCATTTGGTTCTTACGCCAACGGGATGTGGCAACTGTGGTTGAATAGTTCGGGAACACTGGCATTTAGTTATGCTACTGGTGCTAGTACATATACTGCAATAGGAACAGGCACAGTTCCCATTAATCAATGGACACACATTGCAGCAGTTCGCAACGGAACTACTTTGACTGTATATTTAAATGGTGTTGCATCTGGTTCGGGTACACTTACAGTGACCAGTATTGGTATAGCAGGATCTGGTTCAATTGGTCGTCAAACTTCAGGCAACACTTATTTTTGGAATGGCTATATTTCCAATGCTCGCGTAGTTAACGGTACAGCAGTCTACACTACTAACTTTACTCCGAGCACTACACCTTTGACAGCAGTATCAGGCACTGCTGTGTTGACTTGCCAAAGTAACCGTTTCAAAGACAACTCAACCAATAACTATACAATAACCCCAACGGGTACTCCGAGTGCTCAAGCCTTTACCCCATTCTCTCCAGGGGTGATCTACTCGCCAACGACAAACGGTGGCAGCGCATACTTCAATGGCAGTACTGATTATCTGACTGTACCAAGTACAACCACGCTACAGGGCATTGCCAATCGCAACATGACCATTGAGTTTTGGGTCAACTTCTCTAGTACTTGGAGTAACACCAACTACAACCTAATACAAAAAGGTCGTACCGGCACCAGCGACTACGAATGGGGTGTATACTTGACTGGATCTGCTAGCGGTGGTACAGCAGGGGTGATTAGCTGGCAACCACAATCTGGCGGAAGTGGAACAAGTAACGGCACCTACAACTCAAGCACAGTCAACATTTATGCAAGTACTTGGAATCATATTGCCATCAGTGTCTCGGGCACAACAGTCTACTTCTTCTTAAACGGTGTTGCTGCTGGTACAGCGTCGGTAACTTTATCTTCATTTACTGGCGCTGGGGCACTATCTGTTGCCAACAACAACAACGGTAGCAATGCCTACTTCCCGGGATACATCAGTGATGTTAGAATTACCCCGGGAACTGCGGTGTATACCACTGCATTTACTCCTCCCACAGCACCACTGACAAACTATGCCAACTCTACTCCAGCAACTCTTTTGCTAAACTTCAACAACGGCGGTATTGTTGATCAACACGGTTCGTTTAATTTTGCAACCGTTGGTAACATACAAACAAGTACCAGTACAGTCAAATATGGTACTAGAAGTCTACAGTTCACTGGTACTAGCGGAGCGTACTTGCAGTCATTCCAATCACTACCAGCATTGCAATGGTGGCTTGGATCATACACAGTTGAATACTGGATCTATGCCAACGCATTCACTACTGGCGGCAACGGTGAATCCACTGTATTGGGCTGCTTGGGTGCAACAGGTACCAGTACCTACTGGGCATTTGGCCCAATTGCTGGCGGTACAGTTCGTTGGTATTACTACAACGGTTCAGCACAGACTTTGACCACAAGTACTACATTATCAACGGGGCAATGGTATCATTTGGCGTTTGTAAACAATGCCGGCGCATTAACCATCTATATCAATGGAGTATCATCGGCTACTGGCACAATCAGCGGTACCCCGCAAGCAGTGGCTACGCTTCCAGTGACACTGGGATCTTCAAACAATGTGTCATTCAACGGGTATCTAGACGATGTACGCATTACCAAATATGCACGTTACACTGGCAACTTTACTCCTCCAACTATTAGTGACATAGCTCAATAAATACACTATAGGATAACAACATGCAAAAGATTAAACAATTATACCGCAGCAGCTACATGGGAGAAGATGTCATTACTGAAATGACTTACCAAGATGGCGACTGGCAAAAAACAGTTGAGCGCATCAACAGCGCAGTTGATAACAGACAAACCAGTGGTCGAGCTGTGGTTTTAGGCAATGGGCCCAGCAGAACAGAACATCACGATCAACTATTTGATTTTCTCAAAAATCACAAGGGCGGATTGTTGGCAGCAGGTGCAGTACAGACATACGGCTGCAATGCCATTGTGCGCGACTTTCTTCCAGACTTTGTTGTAGCCAACGATGAAGTTGCTAGTGAACTGGTAAACGGTGGCCACTGCGATCAAACCATCATCTATGGTACAGCACAAATGGTATTGAGCTACCCTGGTAAGTTTTATCTTGTGCCTCAAAACCCTAACTGGAACATGGGTGCAACAGCAGCCTACTTGGCCTGCTTTGACGGACACAAACAAGTTTATCTAATGGGATTTGATCTGCACAGTGGACACACTGACTATCAATTCAATGTCTATGCTGGTACTCCTGGCTACCCAGACACACTCAGTCCAACTACAGAAACAAACTTTATAAACGCACTACTACAGGTTATGAAACTGTATCCTGATGTAGACTTTGTGCGTGTAAGTCCTACAAAAGATTACTACATGCCCGACAGTTGGAAGTATCAACTTAACCTACGCCAAATTACCTTTAGAGAATTTGTACTAGAAGTAGACTTAGGTTAATGTTTCTAGTGTGCGTATCTTATCGATAACGCTGCTAAATTTGAATGTACGCCAAACCCCCGGATGCAGAGGCCGGGGGTAGTCATTTAGTGGTACCCAACAGTAGCCGCGATGCTCACTGTTTAGTGTAGGTACAAACTCCTCGTCCACACGTATAACGTAGGTGTGGTATTCAAACTTGTTGGTGTCGCTAGTAAACTTTTCAATTGGCACCAATTTAGCATCTTTAATAATGCCACCTAATTCTTCGGCAATCTCTCTAGTCAGTCCAGCAACAACTGTTTCGCCTGGTTCAATTTTACCGCCAACAAGGCCCCAAGTGCCGCTGTGTGTTCCGCCATCGCGCAGTAAGAAAAGATATCTGTGAGTAGTTCTACAGTAGATTAAGGCCCCGGCACCAATCAAAGGACCAGCATCCACTCGCCCTCGTTGTACAGTCCGTCGTAGCTCTTTGACCATTGGTTGTTTTGCCATTTGTATTGAATACCGGTTGTTAGATTTGTTACATATTGTAAACTATTTTCATTGGCACTGTCAAATACCACTCGCCAGTGTGCGCCATTATATTCAACAATATCGTTGGCATGTGCAACCAAATCATTTCCGTCAGTGCCCTTCCAAGCAACTGCACCAGCAATGTTATTGTAGTCGCCAATGTCATTGACCAAGAGATAACGAGTACCGTTTGAAGGATTGGTTAAGAAGCTGCCCACATTGACATTCTGTGGATCAATAATGGCATTGACAGCATTTAGTGTATTGGCCGGGAACGTGTCGCCAAATGGTGTGTACAATAGGGTTGTTGCATCACTGGGATTAGTGGCAATGGTGCCAATGATCTCACTGCCGTTAGGCTGTGTTAAGCGTATCTCGCTAGTACCAGATTTAAATTCACCATACTGATTCAGCAATGGTTCCCAAGTGTGTCTTGCAGCAATTACACTGTCTTGTCCATAGGCATTGTAGTTTACTACATCCTGTGGCTTGAGCAGTTTTAGTGTATAGTAGGGAACTCCGCTGCTGATATAGGAGTTCAACAGTACTCCATAGTTCAGCACAGAAATAACCTGTTGCTGTCCTAAGCTGTCCAGTGACTGTAGATCTTGGAAGTTGGTAATAACTTGTTGTATAACACCCATTTTCTTGACCTTGGCGCTGGTGCTGATCCAGATGGGCAAGTCAAAATTCATAGTAGCAACACTGATAGGTTCTTCGCCACCTGTGGGCACAGTACGACTGTCCCATGTTATATCAGTAAGCAGTACAACACTAAGACTGCTCCAATCAATATAGTTGTCAGTGCTTTGTATTTCCATCGCCGGGTTAAACAATGCAGCCAATTGTTCAATCAGCT